AAAGTTGAAGCATCAGCAACAACCAGTGTGGTCTGTGAATCAGTCATAGCTTGTGTTAAATAGGTTGCTTGGTCTTGACGTTGTGTGTACCCAGATAGGGCAATAAGTGTTTCGTCAACAAGGTCAGAAAAATTTGGCATTAGGAAGCAACCTCTCTTAGAGCAGGAATAGCAGACAAACCTGTTGTTCCCGCAAGTTCATTACATACAGCATTTAAACCTTTGTAGTCAGCAGCACTGCGACCAGCTGAGGCTTTCTTATTAAGTGCACCAAGAAGACCGATGCCGGTTGTGCCAGCCCATTTATTGGCAGCACCTTGTGCATCCTGATAAACGTTACGGTTAGGATAAGATCCACCACCGTTAGCAAGTCTATTTAATTCGTCAACCAATGTTGAGCCAGCAAAACCGTAAGGCATTATTTCTTCTTTCTCGCAACAGCCATATTGTCAATTAGATTAGGATAAGGACGACCTGCAGCTTTAGCACGTGCCTTAGCAGCAGCCTTTTTAGCAGGTGTTAACTTTGTTGATTTCTTCTTAGGGTTTTTTGTTTCCCAAACTTTTTTCATTTGCAATTACAATCCCACGCTCTCAACGATTTGTTGATACGTGAATTAGGGTCCCTTGCAGTTTTAGCAGAGGTCAATTTAGATTTCATACCACACATACGACCACAGAAAGACTTACGTCTACCAGCAGACTTAGGTGACTTTTTGGCCTCTGCTGCTTTGACAGGAGGTTTCAGGTTTCCACCTGTAGCCTTGTTATATGAAGCACGACCTTTGGCGTTCAAACCACCTTTAGGGTTCTTGCCTTCTTTACGTTGCCAAGCAGCAGATTTAGCCATATTACTTAGTTTTACCCATCTTCTTCATACTGGACATTTTCTTAGCTTTCTTTAAGTCTGCACCAGTGATTTTCTTACGTGGTTCAGCAATAGCAGCTAAACCTTTTTGTTTTTTAGAATATTTGCTATATGGCATTAGTCTTTATCCTTAGGTTCGTTTTTGTACTTACCAACTTCAACATACATTGGTTGAGGTCTGCGGGCAGGAGTCTTATCAGTTGCCTTAGCAGGTTTACCAACAGCGGAACCACCAACACCGTAAGGGTTAACAGCACCGTAACATCCACATTCGTAACACATATTTATATTCCCATCTTGTTCATAGCTTTCGCTACTTGTTTGTTGGCTAACCTGTTTGCTGGTGGCATTGTTCCACCATCGTAGGCTTTACCAAGATTTTCACTAGCCTTGTGGGCATCCTTAATTGCTTTCATACTTGTGCCAGCAGGTTGAATACCTTGCCTTCTAGCATCAGCATAAGCATTAAGTTCAGCGTCCCATTTACGTTTAGGGATCTCACGCATATGTGCAGCATCACCAGGATGCAACTCTAACGTTGCAGCCTTGCAACCAAAACATCCTTCAACAAACTCAGGATGCGTCCTCAACTGGTGCAGTGACATAGTTTTCCTCCAACCACTTCAAGTTATCTTGTAAGCGCCCGTCCTTGGGGTTTGCTTTCAAAGCCATCTTTGCAAACTTTAATGCTTCATCTTTCTTACCCAGTTGCCAACCTGATACAGCTAACAGATCGTAGCAACGCCAGTCCCAAATGGACTTGTCGTTTAGGTAATGTGATGATGGTTCAAGTTCGTTAACTTTGCTTGCAGCGTCCCAGCATCCTTGCCAGTTGTTGGTAGTGTAAGCAAACTGTGCAAAACTGAACCAAGGTTCTAGCTCTGTTGGGTTCTCTTTAATAGAACGTTGGAACCATTTAAGTGCGTTCTCGTTATTACCAAGTTCCTGTGAAGCCTGACCTGCAGCACGACACACAGCAGAACGCTCAACATACCAACCACCAGCGTTCAATGTTGCAAAAGCGGTTTCAATAACTTTGTCCCACATTTTGTGAAAATAGTATTCACGTGTCAGATAAGCCCACATTCGTGCATCGCGTGGGTCTTCGTGCACAGCACCCTCAAGCATAGGCAAATAATATGTTCTAGCCTTACTGTCATCAGGTTTATGAAACACTGTCAAATCGTATTCTAAAGTTTTTTCATCACCCGGTGTGTATTTAAAAGTTACTTCGTGGCAAGGTTTAATCCACCTGTACCCGTGCCTACGGTGAAGTCTGTTGTTGTTACGCCACTTGTTACCGGTGTCCCACCAAACCCAACCACGATCCGTGTCAGCTTCCCACGTCTCACGCACTGTATGAAAGAAACCCTTTTCAGGTATCTCATCCATATCCAGTGATAAACAAATATCTATGTCATCTGGTATTAGTGCTAGGGCTGCGTTTCGGGCATCATCAAACCTGAAAGGTTTAATTGATATTTGGTGCACAATAACATTTGGTGCAGCCTGTAACAGGGCAACAGTTTTATCTGTTGAACCTGTGTCTGCTACCACACGTAGATCTGCGTCTTTGGTTGCTTCCAACCAACGCATCACGTGTTTTTCTTCATTTAAAGCAATTGTGTATGCTGCTATTTTCATATCGTCCCCAATATGTTTAGACTGAAAGTGTTGCTAGTTCTTCTTCTGTTAAACCAAGGGTAGCAAGTTTTGCAAGAGCAGATTCGCGTGTTGCTTCTTTGGCTGCTTTGGCTTCTTCTTGTGCTTCGTGTTCTGCTTGACGTTCAGCGATTTCTGCATCAGTTGGTTCCTCTAGGAACACTGGTACTGCTGAGTCTGCTGGGGTTATGTCTATTGCTGGTTTTGGCATTTGTTTTCCTTTGTTAGTTGTAACCTAAAACTGAAACTGTTCCTGATATTGTTCCTGTGCTTGCCAATAAAGTAAAACCATCTCTTGATGCTGGTTTACCTGCTAATTGTCCATCAAAACCTGAACAAATAAAATTATATCCATAAGGACCAGAATTAGAATCCCTTACACCGTGCCAAGTAAAACCAGTAACAATAGAATCAGAAACAGGATTAAACATATCTAAAGCAACTCTTGAATATTTACTTGATTCAGCAGGAATTAAAATCATAGAAGTTGTTCCAGCAGATATTGCTGTATATCCAACAGTAGAGTTAGTTGTTATTTGATAAACAATGTAGCCGTATTCACTTGTTGTTCCATCTGTTCCAGATGTTCTCATTCTTAAAGTTAAATTGTTACCAGTGCTTGAAGTGAAATCAATCATAATTCTGTAATTACTATAAGTTGATGTAAACACGTTGTTTAAAGAAACAGATGAAACAGCAGAGAATGTTACAAGACCTGTTGTTGATGCTGACCCTGTGCCTGAACCGACAGCAACAGAAGACGGAACAATTTTAGCCAACCCTGCACGTGAACCCCAGTCAGCCGTTTGCCTAGAACGAGTCATTATCTCCCCTTAATCCTTGTAACCGTAAACTGAAACTGTGCCTGTTATGTTTCCAGTGCTTGTAAAAATTTCAATACCATCATAAGCAGTTGCAACATCGTGAACACCAGAAATACTTCTAGCAACATTTTGACCAGAACTGTTTTCACCATAAGATTGAAAATTGAATCTAGTATATTGAGTCAATGCTGGAACTAAAATATCGCAACTTGTTTCACTAAATTGAGCAATAGTGCTATAAACATCAAATAAAAATAATGAAGTTGCGTTTAAGTTTACATTTGATAAAGTTGTAGAAGCAGAATTACTTCCATTTGAAGAATAATTTGAACCTGAAGCAGAAGTACCTCCAACTCTAAATCTTAAATTAACACTCAAATTTGTGCTTGAAGAAGAAATTGACATTAATAATCTATAATTGTCATATGTTGAACTGAACACACCATTAAGTGAAACACTTGATGCACCTGTAAATGTTACTTGACCAGCAGTCCCAATAGATGCAGTACCAGAACCCACAGTCACACTTGTTGGCACAAGAAGTTTTAGCCCAGGTGCAGCACCAACCAAAGAATCAGACTCCGCTTTAGTATAAGCATTAGCCACAGTGAACGCAGTATAAGCAAAAATTTCAACAACATCATTAACAGCCAAAGCAGAAGACATCACAACTGATGTACCATCAGTTGCAGTGTAATCCTGACCACGAACCTGCAAAGCACCATTCACATACACAGCTTCAGATCCTGCAACATATGCAAGGGTTAAACTGTTTGCGTCTACACCACTGATTGTGGTTTGTCCTGCTGTTGCAACAAAATAGTATCTGGTTAGTTGACGGTTGTATGTGTCAACGTCACCATCGGAGTCTATCCACAGGTCGCCTGTTGCGGGTCCTGTTGGGGCACTTGTTTGGTAGGCGATTGGTGATTGTGGTGTTGTTGGTCCTACGAGTTCAAATGTGGAACCGTTGTAGAAGTATAATGGTTTAGTCATTAGTTTTTCATTCCGTAGACGCGAATAGTGCCAGTAACGTTACCTGATGCTGCATAAAAAGTAATACCATCATAAGAAGTAGATTGTTTATGTATTCCAGAACCAGTAAATATTCTTGTAGCACCATTGTAATCCATTGTTGTGTGCCAATTGTATTTAGTTCTTACAACAGAAAAAGGTTTGAAAATAGTAAAATCACAAGAAGTTGAACCAGTGCTATTATAGTCACCTACATAAGAAAATGCTATACTTGCATCTTGTTGAACAGTCATAGTTCCAGAACCAGTTGTACCATAATATTGAACAGTTCCGTAATCGCTTCCAGTAGCATCAGTTCCCGATGCTCTCATTCTTACCCTAAAACTATCACTTGCAGATTGAGAATCTAACACTACTAATATTTTGTAGTTATCATAAGAAGAACTGAAACAACTATTTAATGAAACAGAACTTGCACCAGAAAAAGTAACAGCACCAGAAGTACCAACACTACCTGTTCCGCTACCAACAGCAACAGAACTTGGAACAATAAGTTTAGAACCAGGTTGATTATCAGCATAAGATTGTGTGGCATAAGTAGCCAAAGACTCAACCTCGGAAGCAACACTCACCCACGCAGAACCAGACCAAACATACATAGGTTTTGGCATAATTACATTCCACCTAACATAAACGGATGAATACCCTCATTATAAAGTTCAGTCTTCAAAATAAAATCGTTCTGATTCAAACTAGATGCTGTAGCATCAGAATCAATCCACAATGTACCAGTAATAGTAGCAGACGGAGCAGTAGTTTGATAGGCAGGCAAAGGGCCAGTCGGACCAGTAGATCCTGTAGCTCCAGTCGCACCTGTAGCACCAGTTGCACCGTCAACACCAATAGTTCCATTGGCACCTGTTGGTCCAGTCGGACCGGTTGAACCTGTTACCCCAGTAACACCAGTTGCACCGGTTGCACCGGTAGCACCTGTACCACCAAGAAAACCATCAGCACCAGTAGGTCCTGTAGGACCAGTTAAACCTGTCGGACCAGTAGCACCCGTAGCACCCGATCCAGTGGCTCCTGTGACCCCTGTAGGGCCTGTAGGACCCGCAACAGTGGAATCAGCACCAGTAGGACCGGTAGAGCCTGTAGCACCTGTAGAGCCTTGTGAACCTGTTGGGCCAGTAGCTCCAGTATTACCTGTTAAACCTGTAGAACCTGTGGGACCTGTAGGTCCAGTTGAGCCAGTTTCACCTGTGGCACCGGTAACACTTGCACCCGTTGCGCCAGTAGAGCCAGTTACACCTTGAGAACCAGTAGGACCCGTAGGACCTGTACCACCGGTAGGACCAGTGGAACCAGTAATAGATTGACCTGTTGCACCAGTAACACCAACAGAACCAGTGATACCTTGAGGACCAATAACACCAAGTTCAACAACATCAATCTGAACAGATTCAACATTGAGAACAGTAGTAGTAACCGGAATTTCAACAACTGCTGTAGAAAAAACTGTTGCCATTTAAGAAGTAACCCCTTCATAAACAGTGAAGCCACCCTCAAGCAAACGAGTAACAACACCACCTGGGGAAGTAACCTCAAGATCATAAACATACTGACCTGCAGCTAAACCTGTAGTTGTAGCAGCAGAAAGACTTAAAGTAAACTTACCGTTAGTTGTACCAACAGTGATACGACCATTATCTGTTGACAAAACAACAATAGTTGTTGCAGAAGAAGCAGAGTTTTTAACACTCATAGCAGCAGTGTAACCAGTAACATCAACATACTCACCATCAATTTTCCATTGTGGTGCAAGGCTAAAAGTTGAGCCTTGATAAACCTTCATATTATATCTACCTGGTGTCATTTATTCCTCTGTAATATAGGCGCCGTAACCGGCAGCAATTAAACTTGTACGTTCACTTTCAGAAATCAAATTGGCGTGACCGCCTGGATAATAATACGCAGCGGATTGTGTTTCATCAACGCTGGGTGTACGAATGCTGTAATAAGACCCGTCAGTTCTTTGTAAAATACTATTAGCTCTAGTTAACTTATAACGATAAAACAATGCACCTAAACCAGCAGGACCTTCACCAACAGTAGGTGGTGTAAAATAATATGCCATTGTTCTCCTTAAAAGGTGTAACCCCCACCCGAAAGCGGGGGCTACAATTGTTCCTAACGAATTAGGAGTTGTTGATGCTTGAGGTTGACTCAATGCGGAACAAGGCTGCTTCACGGTAGCGAGCAAATCCTAGTACGCCGTACCATCCGATTGGACGGAAACGCATTAACTTATCGGTCACAGGACCAATCACTACGTGTGGTTCTTCAGCAACAGCTTCAGCCAATGCTTGCTTACCACAAACAAGTGTACGGAATACACGTGCGCTTGAACCACCGTCTGTAGCATTGTACAAACGTGGTGATTCTACGAACATTGCACCTTCGTAAACACCGATAGACCCTGGCCATAGATTGCCAGCACCTGATTCGTTGTAAACGTGTGCTTCGCGCCATCCACCTGCGCCTGTTTCAGCACGTAAGTCGTGTGAAACTTCTGGATGTATACCAACCCAGTATAGTTCACCAACACGTGGAACAGCTTTGTTTGCACGTAATTTAGCAATCGCTCTACGAACGTTTGCTGAAGTGATTTGTGAAGCAGCACCACCGGTAACACCAGTAGTTGTTGAGCCACCACCTGAGTAAATTACGTTGCTTCCACCGCGAAGAACGGTTTGAGCAAATCCGTCAATAGAATCAGCCATATTGAATGCGATGATGTCAGCAATAGCTGGATCAACATCAGACAATGAGAACAGTTCTAATTTACGTGTTGCAATTGCAGCGTTACCGTATTCGTTAAGAGTTACGGTTACGTTGCTTGTGTTACCTAAAGCAACTGAATCTGGATCAGTTGTTTCAGTTAGAGTTCCGGTTACGGCAGATAAATCTGTGTATAATTGGAATACGACAGATGAACCTGGCATAGCCTGTTGTGCTGGGCGCTTATCTGCAACATCGCGGATAAGTGGCATAGCACGTAGAGCAAATTCTACATAGCGGTCATAAGCAGTCTGTACCAAGGAAGTTCCAAGGGACGCGGTGCTAGTGCTTGTATAATTTTCGGCCAATTTAGTTCACCTCTTTCAAGGTTGATAGTAGTTGCGGTTTAACGCCCAAGTGATTGACCGAAAAGAAGTTGATCAAGTTCATCTTTGGTCTTCGCAGCCATAACCTTTTGGTGTTGCGTTTGCTCACCTGAAGGGTTTTGTGCTGTTGAAGTCACATTGTTGATACGTTGATTATCTCTTACGGTTTCTTCATCTACAGACGGTTGAACAGGTTCAGCTAGTTTAATACCAAATACATCACTGTATTCGTTTAACCAAGCATCAATCTGTTCAGGTGTATTAACATCACTAGGAATAAGTTTCGCTAGTTTATCTGACACACCTTTTGAGGCCAATACATCCTTAACGGAACGAGAACGCATATCCGAACGCAATTGGGACAGTTCAGCCTCAATAGCTTCACGTTCCTTTTGTGCTTTCTTTAAAGCCTTACGCAATTCAGCGGGGCCATTATCTTGCTCTTCTGTTTCGTCTTCGTATTCGTATTGGTTGGCCATTGCAGCCACTCCCTTTCATTAAGTTGTCGTATGCCACATACACAAACAGGGGAATTTGTGATGGCTCATACTGCCGGTCTTCGGTTACGCTTCTAAGTGCCGGTGCGCTTAGTAGGTTTTAGAACTGGCCTGCAGTGCCGCGTGATAAAGAAGTTCTACCTACGCCTGTTTGACCAGCAAATCTTGATTGCTCTTCTTGAGCAAGTTTTTGTAATTTTTGTTTGTATTCAGCTGAACCTGCACCACCAAAAATTGCACTTGTTGTTTCTTCAAAACCAACAGGTTGTGAACCAGGTGTTATAGCACTGAGTCTTTGTGCTTCAGGAAGAATTTGTGCAACCTGTTCAAAACCTTGACGGGCTTCTTGTTGTGTAACACCAAGTTGACCAGAATAAGTTTCAGCCATAGGTGTTGTAACTTGTAAACCTTGACGTGCAGCCTCAGCACCAAACTGTGCTGCTTTCTGTTGACGTGTAATAAATGGTAATGCACGCTCAGGATCAAGCACATAAGCTAACATATCACCTGATTGCAAACCATAAAGTTTACGTAAAGAATCAGTAAAGAATGGGTCAGCGTTTTGAATAGATTGGTTAGCAATATTTAAACGTTCTTGCAATTCTGCTGGTGAAACATCACCACCAATGAATTTAGCAAAATCATCATATTGGTCATAAAATCCTATAGGTAGTTGTGAATCACGCATAACTTTTTTGTAAGCTGTTTCAGTAGAAATATAAGTTCCAGGATCTAATGGTGGAAGTCCTGCTTTTTTGCGATTCTCATTACCAATAAAACGTGCTTTAAATTCTGGGGTTTTTTGTAACTCTATTGCAACAACACGGTCAGTTAAACCTTGATTTTTAAGTTCAACAATTTTGTTGGCTAATTCAGGTATACCGTACTGTGCAAACAAATCCTGTAAGTATGCAATGGAATCTATACGTTCTTCGGTATCATCAATAACTACCCTGTTACGAAGTCTTTCAGCCTCAGCTTCGGTTTCAAGGCGAAGTCTTTCGGCCTCAGCAATAGCAGCAGCAGATGCTTTATCTTTAGCAGCATCAGCAGCGGCTTTATCTTTAGCAGCCTTATCTGTTTTTGCTTTAGCAGCAGAAGTGGCACTAATTTTAGTTTGAGTTTCAGCAACACGTTGTTGACGTTGTTCTTGAGCAGCCTTATTAGTAACAACTGCTTGTTGTGTTTTAGTTGGTTTAGGTGGTTGAACCATTTAAGCCTCAAATCCAAGTGTTCTTAAAACTTCATAACCAGTACCAATATATTCATTTTGAGCATTCTTAGTATATTTATAACGCTCATCTTTTTTCAAATCACGTTCAAACTGCCACAAAGGCATAAGCG